TCGAGAACAAGGTATTCGTCTTGAAGCGGACGCCATTTGCTATCGGTTGCCCGGCCAGTCCGCCCCGTCCTTGTCTCCACCACTGGGGATGGCTTGACGCGGTAGGCTACTTGGCAACTCCAATGGGGGTTAATAGGAATCCATCTCCCGAAAGATCCGAACACCTCATAAGGCCCGCCATGCGCTTTGAGCGAGTCTTGCGTTTCCTTGTCGAGTAGGCCGAAAGGGGTTGTGAGTTTGGTTAGATCAGTCATTGGTCTTTCTCCCTTTCGGTCGCGTCGATCATGGCAAGCGTGACCTCGCAGAACTGGCGCAGGCCTTCCGGCGACAGGCTGACAACAGCCCCGAGGGAAATCTCCGCATCGCCGCTGTCGTGAACGCTGAGAATGAAGTTGCCCGACTGCGATGGGTGGTGTTCGGCGGAAACGCTGAAATCATTCCAGTCGGTCCGCCCGTTCATTGTTACCCGCATCACGCCACCTCCCGCAGCCAAGCTGGCATCTGGTATCCGCGCTTCTGGCGGTAGCGGTTGCGAATGCGTTCCTCGGCGTCGGCGGTCACGTCGATACAGATCCCGCAATCGGTGTCCCGTGGTTGGCGCGGTTCAATGAGAAACACGCAAGCCTCTTGGCCCTCGTCGCGGCGCTCTGCGTAGGCGTCACATGCCCCGTCAAAGTCGGTCGGGTCGCAGGCGTGGCCTAGCGCACCGTCATAAAGGGCGTAGGTGACATAGTGGGGGGTAGGGTTCATTGCTCCGGCTCCGTGACATGAATTTGCTGGAATACGGCGAAACGCTCGCGCTGATGCAGCGATGTAAGGCGCTCGGCCTCTGTCTTTGCCGCCTCGAATGTGGGGTGCTCAAACGGCAATGTGTTTTTGGCCGATATGCGGTTAGTCTTCTTGCCCCGGCGGAATACAAAGAATCCGCCCCCAACTTTCTCTCCGTTTCGTTCTTTCATTGCTTCCGTCCTTCCATGTGCGCCAGCCGTCCGACGCGGTGTTCAAGTTCGACAAGCAGACGCGCGTCCAAATCCGGGCGGGATTCCAGAACTTCCAGAAACGCCTCAATCTGGGCCGGAAGTGGCAGGTCGCGCTGTGCGTCCGTTGCCATGAGGTAGTCGGCGCGATACTTGGCGAGGCGCGCAACGTGCGGGTCGCTCTGGCCGGGGATCGGGCGAAGGCGGGGGTGCTTGGTCATGCTGTAATCCCCCGCGCGGCAAGGTGGTCGCGCCATTTGATGTCGGAGATCTGCTCGTGGAACTCCATGCGCGTCACAGGGCCGGGGAATTTTCCCCTGTATGAATCGCAGAGGCTCTGGAACTCGCCACTATTACCCCACTCCTCTCGGATCGGCGGGTATCCATCGTCAAAATCATAGAAGCTAAATCCAGCGTCAGACTCGTATTGCTTCCATAGGGCTTCGCAGTCATCGTGGATGCGGAGGCTGTAAACGTAATCGTATTTGCATGTAGACTTGCGGTGCGCCTCGCCCGGCACGATCCATCCGCCGCAATGGAAGCAACGGTGGTGCTTTCGGGCGCGGGGGCGCTCATCGGAGATAAGCTCAACGCTCATGAAGTCACCTCCGGCGCTGCAAGCAGGTTCTCGGTCATGGCCTGAGAACCTTGGCGCAGGGGCGACATGACTTCATCGGGCAGGTTGAGCGCGTGGCCTTCGTCAATCACGCCGCCCAGCTTCTTCTGCCAGTTCTGTTTGGCGGCGGTGTCGGGGTCGGGAAGGCTGGCGATATAGTCGGAAGCGGCTGTCAGGAGGCCGTCAATGCTGTCGCCGGAAATGATCTTGTAGCTATCTCCGCCGAAGGGCTTGGTGTCGTATTTCGCATTGAGGTGCATGGAGTACCTTCCGCCAGACTTCTGCAGAAGCGTCACCTCCGGCAGCTTGATCCCGGCGTCCGTCATCGCAGCCGCAATGGCATCGAGGCGCTTTTGTGTTTCTTCGTGGGTCATCGTCGGTTCTCCCATGTGGCGGGTTGCGGGGTGGGTTAGGCGGCGGAGCGGCGGGCCATTTCGAGACCAAGGCGCGCGGCATCTTCGCGAAAACGCTTGTTCAGCATCTTGGCGGTGGTCGCGTCATAGCCGGTGATCTGGGCGGCGCACTCACAAGCATCGACGTTCAGGTCCACATCGGGCAGGCGGCGCATCGGGTAGTTTGCCATCGCGTTCAGAATGTTTTCTGCGCTGGCAACCTCTGCGGTGAATTCTTCGTAGGTCATTTCGTTCTCCCTCTGCCGGTGTGGCTATGGGGAACATCTAACAAAAGTGCAGATGGCTGTCAAACAAAAAGTTATATGCTAAAATGCAAAAACACGACCAAAGCGGAATCACCTTGGCGTAAAAGTCTTACGATGCGAGGAGGGTTCTGCGTTCGCCAGATATAAGCGTATCGAGTGACACGTTTGTTAACTTGGAAATGCGCTGAAGGTGAAAAAGGTTTGGCTCAGTTTCAGCGGCTTCCCAACGCCTATAGGTGGCCTCTGCTACGCCTAGAATCTTGGCGAAGTCGCGCATGGTCTCATAACCAGCAGCGACACGCGCAGCTTCCAGGCGGCGCGCGAATGCAACGCGATATTCGGCAGAGGCTTTGGGAGGGCGTTTTGCAGGCATGCCCTCATGATGAATGATTTCTTGTAATGCTGTCACGTGAGCTTTCCGTTGACGAGTATCTGACAAACTGTTAGATAGCAGATATGAGGTATCCAGCAAAACTTATCAAGGGCAGGTTCGGAACAGTGGAGGCATTCGCCGCCGCCGCATCCAGTCACAAGCTCGCCCCAAGAAGGCTAGACGGCACCAAGCGAACGCTGGACCGGGCAGCCGTTTATATGTGGAAGCGCCGGGAGCACGTGCCATTCATGTGGCAGCCAGTTGTCGAGGCGCTTTCAACGGAAAGCGAGGCCACCCCATGACCCTTCACGGCATCCTGAGCGCGGCAGGGACTCCGCGCGTGTCTCCTCTCCCTCCCATCCGGCTTCGAGTTCTGGGCCGGACAACTTCCCGCTCCCTTCGGGGGGCGGGCCTTTCGGGGGGGGTGACGCATGACTGACATGGTAAATCATCCGCCGCATTACACGGCGCACCCGTCCGGAGTCGAGTGCATCCAGATCACCGAACATATGAATTTCTGCCTCGGCAACGCGCTCAAATACATCTGGCGCGCTGACCTGAAAGGCGGCGTCGAGGATCTGGAAAAGGCGGTTTTCTACCTCAACCGTGAAATCGAAAGGCGGCAAGGCACATGAGGATTATTGGCATTGATCCCGGCTATTCATCCGGCGCTGTTGGCGTAATTGATGAAGGCGGCGCGCACGTCTATGACACGCCCCTTATCGGTGGCGGCGGCGTCAATTGCCGCGACCTTCTCGACATCATCCAATATCATGAAGTCGATCACATCTTTGTCGAGCGCGTTGGCTCTATGCCACGTCAAGGTGTCAGCACGACATTCAAATTCGGCATGGGGAACGGAATGGTTCTCGCTGCCGTGCAGATCGCGCGCGTCCCATACACACTCGTTACGCCCGCCAAGTGGAAGGCGCACCACAGGCTTCCAAAGGACAAGGATGCGGCGCGCGCCAGGGCGCTTCAATTGTTCCCGTCTCTCTCCAGTTCACTCGCCCGCAAGAAAGATGCCGATCGCGCTGAGGCGCTTTTGATCGCCGCTTACGGCGTGGACGCGATGCGCGGCGCTCATGTGGATGGAATGACGACATGAATGGATTTGAGAAACACAACATCGGCCACCTTTCGGCATCCAGCATCAACCTCTGGACAAACGCGCCTGACGTTTGGGTCGCGCGTTACCTGCTGAAGAAATCAACACCCTTTGGCCCCGCGCCGGAACGCGGCAAATCCGTGGAAAAGGCAGTTGTTCACACGCTTATGGGCGAAGACTTCGAGACCGCCATGAAAGGTGCGCTTGATGACTTCGACCGCCGCTTTCTGATCGGTGATGAGAAGACCACAAAAGAGCGCGACCTGATCAGGCCGATGGCTGAAATCGCCATTGATGAGCTGAAGGAATACGGCGCGCCAGAGTTTGAGACAGGCACCGACCAGGAAAAGATCAACATCACCGCAAACGGCGGTGACTGGAAGATTGCGATCTGGGGGTTCCTCGATCTCGTCTACCCAAAGCATGGGCTGGTCGTGGATCTGAAAAGCACCACGCGCATTCCGTCAAAAATGTCGGCAGATCACCAGTTGCAGCGCGCCATCTACGCCAAAGCGAAGGGCAACAGCGCGGTGAAATTCCTCTACGTCAGCGCGAAGAAAGCGGCGTGGCTGGAAGACGGTGACGTTGCCGAAACGCTGGCGCGGGCCAAGACGCAAATCGCGCGGATGGAGAAATTCCTGAGCCTGCATGATGCGGATAGCGCAGCCGCCTGCGTCCCGGTCAACCCAAACAGTTTTTACTGGAACGGCGCTGAATCCCTCCGGTCTGAAATCTTTGGCCTCTAGGCCAAACGATCCGCGCTGGCCGGTTGCCAGTATCCAACGCCCCATAGGGCAACACGACAAAGGAAATAGACATGGCATTTGACATCGACACAGGCTCCCAAGGCAGCCAAGGCCCTTGGATCGCATGGAGCGCGCGGGGAACGCTGGACGGGGTGATTGAGCCCAAGTCCTTCTACCTGCGCGACGAGGGCGGAAAGAAGCCACTCGACGCTTTCAACAAGGGCGTCGTGATGGACATCTACGGCATGAAAACCGGCTGGCAGAAGTCGGAAGGCATCGCCGGTCAAGCACCGGATTGGAAGTGGAACGCAACCGTTTCCCAGATGATGCCGCAGCCCGGTGAGGACTTCAAAAAGGGCTTCTCCATCCCGTGCGCGATCAGCAAGACCGAAATGGCAACCTGGGAACAGGCCGGGGCGGCGGCGTGGAACGCCTTCACCAACCTTGTGCCTGCGCTTCAGCAAGCACCAGAGGGCAAGCTGCCCGTGGTGAAACTGACCGGAACGCAGCTTGAGCAGTTCAAGCGCGGATCCACCGTCACGCCCATCCTTGAGGTCACGAAGTGGGTGGATCGCCCGGATTGCCTGAAGGAAGGCGTCCAGGCGGGCATCGACACCGGCGACCAAGCTCCGGCACAGGCACAGCCCGCCCAACAAGCTCAGGCTGCACCCGCACCGGAAACGGCAGAAGTCGACGAATTCTGAGCGCGCCGACACCAACCGCCTGCGCCCTACGGGGCGCGGGCAACCCAATAACACGGATTGAGGGATTCGATAGTGGTGCCGGAAAACAATGTGACCATCGCAGATGCAGACGAAATCCGGCGCGATCTGGAATACATGACCGCGCGCTGGCATGAGCTGGACACAGCCGCCGTCTTTGAAATCCGCGCCTTCAAGGAAGATTGCCCCCCGAAATCCGCCAAGTTCTCGCCAGACTGGATGGATGACGCCGTTGAGTGGTGCGAGTCCATGAACGGTCTGGGCTACAACATCTATTGCGTCAGAAACCCGATCCGCCACAACGCAGGATCCGGCAGCGCATCGGACGGCGACATTCTCGCAGCCTTCTTTCTCTGGGCGGATTGCGATGATACCGAATCCGCCAGCAACGTGAAACGGTTCGACGGCCCGAAATACTCCGCCGCCGTCACCACGGGTCGCACCCCAAGCACCCGCGTTCACGTCTATTGGCAGCTTGAAGAACCATGCACGGATATGGCGGCATGGCGGGCCATGCAGTCGCGCATCGCCACGCATTTCAATTCAGACAGGGCCGTCATCAACCCATCGCGAATCATGCGCGTCGGCGGCACGGTGTCATACCCGTTCAAGAAAAAGCAGGAAAAGGGATACGTCAAGGAACTGACCACCATCCGCACCGAATACCCTGACGCCCGTGAGCGCGTCACGATGGAGCAGATGGACCGGGTGTTCGCAGACGCGCCCCAGAACGCCGCACAGCCCGCTACAGGGGCCTTGCAGATAGACACGGGGCCGCAGCCGCTGGATCGCGCCCTTGCCGCCGCAAACATCATGGCAGGCACGGACTGGCGTGAGAACGTCAAGAAGCTGGTGGCGTCCTACGTGGCGCGCGGATGGACAGACGACGAGATTATCGGGCGGTGCCTCGCCTTCACCCTGCCGGGGTGGACGCAAGACGAAACAGCTCAGGACGTGGCGGCGTTCATCAAGTGGACCCGCGAACAGGAGGCCAGGAGCGGCGGGCAATATGCCGTCAGTCCTGAAGCCAACGGCGATGACCACCAATTCCGGGAAATGACGGATGAAGAAAAGGACGCCGTTGAACCCATGCTGTTTGAGCCGTGGGGGAATCGCGACCTTGCAGCAATTCCATATCCCGAATTTGTATATTCTGATTTCTACGCTCGGGGCTACACGTCCGTAACGCTGGCACCGCCCAAGGTCGGCAAGTCCATGCTGGGGCTAGCAGAGGCGCTGGACATGGCATCCGGCGCAGGCATTCTGACCGGCGATCAGCGCGACAAGATGCGCGTGGTCTACTACAACGCGGAAGACGATCAGAACGTCATTGATAGCCGCGTGGCGGCGCTTCTCGGCTTCTATAAGATCGACCAGACCGAAATCGCGGAAACGCTGTTTCCGGTTTCCGGTGTCGAGCGCGATGATTTTTTCATGATTTCAGGGCAGGATGGCGTCATCAATGAACGCCTGTTCGTGGCCCTCGAAAAGTTCATCGAGGCGCAGCGCGCGGACGTTCTGATATTTGACCCGCTGCAAGACCTTTCGCACAGCCCGGAAACGAATGAGGTGTTCCGGCTTCTCGGGCAGCGCCTGCGCCGCATGGCGGCAAAGACGGGCGTTGCACTCGGGCTTATCCATCACACGCGCAAGATAGCACCGGGGCAGACCGCCACCATAGAAGACGGGCGCGGCGGTAGCGCACTGCGCGGAACCGCCCGCTTTAACCGCCTTCTGGTCAGCATGACGGAAGATGAGGCGGCAAAGGCAGGCGTTGAAAACCATCGCCACTTCATGCGGATCGGTGACATTGAAAGCAACCTCGCGCCGCCTTCATCTGACGTGAACAGGTGGTTTGAAAAGATATCAGTCACCATCCCCAATGGTCGGGATGTGGGGGCTATCCGCACTTGGAACTGGCCTGACGCATTTGATGGCATAACGCGCCAGCATGCGGGGCGGGTTCGCGCACTGGTTGATCAGTCCCTGACGCCACCACGCTATGACATCCGGGCATCCGCCTGGGTCGGGGAGCTTGTGGCGGACGCAACGGGCCTCAATCTGGCAGACAAGAACCACAAGGCCCGCATCAAGACCATCGTGGATAAATGGATTGAAAGTGACGTTCTCAGGGTCACTGAAGAAGAAGACAAGCGCGCCGGACGCACCCGCAAGGTCGTGATTTGCGGCTCAAATGATCCACTTCAGGAGGCGCGCTGATGACCGGTATTTCCACAGTCTTCCACAGTCTTCCACAGTTCACCACACCAACTGTGGAACACTCCCCGCGCCCCACCACCACAGTTTCCCTGTGGGGTGTGGGGAGTGTGTGGTGGAAGCGTGGAAATCAAAAAAATCGTTCATCGCACACACACAGTCCCACAGTTCAGGAGAAATCGGCATGAACAAGAAAGCATGGCTCATCGTGCAGACGCATCTATCGGCGTCTCCGAACATGAAGGAAATCAAATCGAACTTCCTCACCGGGAGCGGAACACTCGTCGCGTTCTCGCTGGATGGCTATTACTACGACAAGGAAATGGCGCGCGGTGTTGCGCAGCACATGAAGGTGACACATCCCAAGCTGACAACACACCTACTTGAGGTTGTGGAGACGTGGGAGGGCGAAGAATGAACAAGCGCCCCCGCCGCCAGAAAAAGGGCGACCGTCTCCTGGATCGGGACGCCACGCAAAATGAAATCATGTGCGACAAGGCCGTCGCGGTGATGGATCGTCTCGCCATCCAGATGGATGAACGCTGGGGCGTGGATCGCCTGCCCGAACTGGTCAGCATCGAGACCGCTCAGAAATACGGGGCGGCACTCGCCAAGCTCAACGCCGCACTGAAAGCTGGCGACCCCAAGGAGGTCGCGCATCGGGCGCAGGTCTGCATGAGGGGCCTCAAGGCGATGAACGACGAAGCCGAGGCAGCGGGCCAGCCCAAGGCATCCGCCGATTATTGGGAATACGATATCGACGGCTTCAAGTTCGCCGTGATGAAGGACGGCGGGCATTGGATGGCCTGCAAGGACGCAAGGCCGGATCTGCGGTTCTTCACCATGCGCGAAATCGGCGTGGCGCTGCGCGCCCTGAATATCGACAACCCGATCTTTGCCGAAATCAAGAAACACTTCCCGCAAGCCCAGATCGACAGCATCGCGGAACGGGCGACCGACCGCGAAACGCTGGACGATCCAATCCCCTGGTAAGGAGGCCAGACCATGCTTCAATCACAACGCGACACCACCCGGCTCTGCCAGAAGTTCACCGAGCCGCGACGGGTCAAGCCATTCGACAGCTACAGCCAGGACGAGCTGCGCTTTCGCATGATGGAACTGGACGGGTGCAACGGGCGCTTGCCGCCGGACCCACGCCCGCTATCCGGCGAATCCGCCCGCGCAAGTTCCGAGGTCAAGCGCCGCCGCATGGAGATTGCCGACGCGATACGCAAGGCAGGCGTGATGACGCTTCCCGATGTCCGCGAGGTGTTCCCGCATGTGAATCCAGAGTCGATCAAGAGCGACCTGCGCCGCCTCAAGGCCGAGGGCGTTCTCAGCAACAGGCACATCGCCAGCAACGTTTGGGAATGGAGGGCGGCGTGATGAATCCTTACACCTTGCCCGACCGCAACGTGCATATTGCTTTTAGCGGTGGTCGCACCAGCGCCTATATGCTGCATCAGATTCTTGAGGCCAACGGTGGATTGCCGGATCGGGTGCGCGTGGTCTTTGCAAACACCGGGCGAGAAATGCCTGAAACGTTGGACTTTGTGCAGGAGTGCGGCAGTCGATGGGGCGTCCCGATTGTATGGGTCCAGTATATCCCAGTAGACCCGTGGTTTGAGGTTGTCAGCCACAACAGCGCAGCGCGCGACGGT